GGCTGATCGACGAGAAGAGCCTCGACGTGGCCGACAGCGTCATCCCCGACGACCAGGTCGCCTCGCTGGAAGCCGCTGCGCGCGCCGAACCCGAAGACGAACCCAACTCGCCGGCGTTCTCTGACCCCCGCCTTCCCCCCAACAACCAGGAGGCCACCGTGCCCGGAAACAACTCGGCCGAGTCGGCCGCCACCGCAGCCCTGCAAGCCCAGCTCGCTGCCGCACAAGCCCAGCTCGCCGAGCGAGACAAGCGCGACGCGGCCGCCCGCCACGCCCAGCTCCACGCCGCGAATCTGGCGTTCTGCGAGGCGCTGATCAAGCCAGCGGACGGCAAGGGCCGGTTGCTGCCCGCGCAGCGCGATCGCGTTGTCGGCCTGATGGACCTGATTGGCGGCCTCGCGCCCGAGCAGCGCATCGAGTTCTCGGAAGGCGGCGCAACAGTCCAGGCTGACCCGAGCGAAGTGCTGCGCGGCCTGCTCAAGCAGCTGCCGGCGGTGGTCGAGTTCGGCGAAGTCGCGGGCGGGGCCGGCACGACCGCCGTCGACGACGCCAGCGCCATCGCCGCGCGCGCCGTCGAGTTCCAGGAATCCGAAGCGGCGAAGGGCCGCACGGTCGACATCGCCACGGCCGTCACGGCCGTGACCGGCAAGCGCTGACCGGCCCCAATCCAGACCCAACGGAGCACCTCATGAGCAACATCCTTCTCAGCAAGTCGGCGACCGCCACTGCCGCCATCGCTGCCTACACGCTGGTCAAGCCGGGCGCGGCGGACGGCACGGTCGTGGCCGCCACGGCGGGGGCTGACCTGGTGATTGGCGCGACGCAAGACGTCGCGCCGGCGGCCGGCGAGCGCGTCGACATCGCCCTGATCGGCATCACGTACGTGACGGCCGGTGCCGCGCTGGCGCGCGGCGCGCGGCTCATGTCCGACGCCTCCGGCCGTGCCATCACGGCAGCGGCTGCCGCCGGCAGCAACGTCTTCACGGCCGGCACGGCGCTGGAGTCGGCGCTCGCCGCCGGCGACGTCATCCGCGTGCTGCTCGAACGCGGCACCTATCAGGGCTGATTGCCCACCGCACCACCGCCCGACTGACACGAGGTCCGCATGTCCACCACCGCATTTCCCGTCAACCCGGTACTGACCGCGATCGCGATCGGCTACCGCAATCCCGATGTGAACCTGATCGCCGACGAGGTGCTGCCGCGCCTGCCGACGGGAAAGAAGTTCACCTACACGGTTTACAACGCGGCCCAGGGTTACACCGTGCCCGACACCAAGGTCGGCCGGAAGTCCGAGCCGACCATGGTCGACTTCGGCGGTGTGGTCTTGCCGGGTGAGGTCGTCGACTACGGTCTGGACGACCTCGTCCCGAACGACGACACGCAAGCCTGGGCCGACATGCCGAAGCCGAGCACGGGCGGCCCGCCGTCGCCCATCAGCATCTCGACCATGATGCTGACCGGCCTTGTCGAACTCGATCGCGAGATCCGCGTCGCCGGGACGGTGTTCAACGCCAGCAACTACGCGGCCGCCAACCAGCAGACGCTGGCCGGCAACAGCCAGTGGTCGGACTACGTGAACAGCAATCCGCTGAGCGCGCTGATGACTGCGCTCGATGTGCCGCTCATTCGCCCGAATGTGCTGTGCCTCGGGCAAGCCACGTGGACCACCCTGCGACAACACCCCAAGGTCGTGCAGGCCGTGTTCAAGACGGTGCAAGGCGCTGGTTCTGTCACGCGCCAGGCACTTGCCGATCTGCTCGAAATCGAGAAGGTCGTGATTGGCGCTGGCTTCGCGAACACGGCCAAGAAGGGTCAGGCGCCGAGCTACGCACGCATCTGGGGCAAGCACGCCTCGCTGCTGTCCGTGAGCCTTGCCGCCGCACAGGCCATGCAGCCCACGTTCGGATTTACCGCGCAGTGGGGCACCCGCATCGCCGGCGACCTGCCCGAGCCCAAGGCCGGGCTGCGCGGCGGCGTACGCGTGCGCAGTGGCGAGTCCGTGCAAGAGGTCATCTGCTGCAACGACGCCGGCTACTACTTCCAGAACGCTGTCGCCTGATTGGCCGCACCCACTTCATCAGGACACAGCCATGGCAACAAGACGTGCGGCGGGCTCGACCACCGTAAAAATGATCACCGTGCTCGCCATCGTTCCGGTCAATTACGACGGCGACGTCTTCAGCGCCGACACGGCGAACATGAACGGGGCGGAGTTTGATTGTCGCGAGACCGACCTCGCGCAGCTGCTGGCCGTGAATGCGGTGCGTGTCGTTGACGACGCGCCGGATTCCGCCACCGTCGGCAGCGAGGGCTGACCATGCTGATCGAAGGCGCCTATAACGCGCCTGGCGCCAGCGCCGGCAAATTGGTCCCGCTCGCGGTCAACAGTGACGGCACGTTGCGACGGCCGCCGGTGCTGGTGATGCAGACGGACAAGAGCGCCGTAGCGGCCGGCGCCGGGCCGGGCTGGGTGAGCGGCTCGATTGCCAATCTGGCGGTCGCCGCGACTGTCGACTGCCTGTTCGACCTCGGCCCCGCGTGGGACCAATACGTGCGGCTCGACGTGCTGATTGACCCAGGCACACTCAATCTGACGTCGACCGGGACGGTCATGCGCCCATCCATGAGTGCAGATGGCGTCGACTGGATGCGGGTCGGTGCGGTCAACGGCACCGCCGGATTTTCGATCAACGGTTCGGTCGGCCCGTTGCTCGGGTCAGCCGGCATCCAGTTTGTCCAGCTGCGCCCGCACGGCCGCTATCTGCAATGCACGGTGCTTGGCACTACGACCAATGCACTCGGCGCGACCGCGCGTCTGCGCGTCGTCCTGTACCCGGACTGAGCCATGACCTACGCCACCCCGGCCGACATGGCCGCGCGATTCGGCGCGCGCGAGCTGCGCGACCTGACCGATCGCGAGCAACTCGGCGACACCGACGACGCCGTTGCTCAGGTCGCGCTCGACAGCGCCAGCGCCGAAATCGACGGCTATCTCGCCCGCGCCTATGCGCTGCCGCTGGGCAGCACGCCGACATTGCTGGTCGGCATCTGCTGCGACCTCGCGCGCTACATCCTCTCCGGCTCGGTCGCGGTCGACACCGAGTCAATGCGCGCCCGAGCGAAGGATGCCCGGGCGCTGCTGGAGCGCATTGCGCGCACCGAGGTGAAGTTGGGTTTGCCGACGGCGCTGGCACCCACGATCACCGGACCGACGGTCATCTCCGCGCGCGGCCGCAGCCGGCTCGACGGCGCGCTGGGCGAGTACTCGAACCCAGGCGCGGGCGGCTGGCGATGATGCTGGCCGCGATCGAGGATGCGATGACGGCCGCGCTCGCCACTGTGTTTGACGCGCCTGCGCTCGGCTACCGCAAGCCGCGCGTCGAAGCCTATTCAGGCCAGCTCGACAGCGACGAACTGGTCAACGTCGTGCGCACGCTGCCCGCCGTGTGGATCACCTACGGCGGCGGCGGCAAGCCCGCGCGCGTGAACGCCGCCCGCGACCGCTGGCTGACGCCGGTCACGATGGTGACGATGGTCGCCACGCGCAACGTGCGCGGCGAACACGTCGCGCGCCACGGCGTGACGAATAGCGCCGGTGCAGTAGTCGAGCCGGGCGTCTATCACCTGCTCGACGCGATCTGCCAAGTGCTGCTCGGCCGTGACCTCGGGCTTGCCATCCGCCCCTTCGAACCTGGCGCCGTCAAGACCGTCATCAACAGCCGGCTCAACAGCGACGCCTGGGCTGTGTACGGCCAGGAATGGCACACCGCCTATACCGCCCGCACTCCCGCCGAGGCAGCAGCCGAGCTGCTGCGCATCGGCGTCGACATCACCCGCCCCGGCTCTGCCGAGGCCGTGCTCTCGCCCAGCGTCGTGACGCTGCGCGACCAACCCTGAAGGAGCAAACATGCGAGTCATCGCAGCACCGGGCCTGCGCGTGCCGGACGAGATTCTGGGGCGCCCGCCAGTCACTGACGCCGTCGCCGTTGACGTGCCCGACTCGCCCTATTGGCGCCGCCGGATTGCCGACGGCGATCTGGTCGAAGTCGTCACTGCCACCGCCACCGCCATTGCCGTGACCGCACCGGCAGTTGACGCCTCGCCGGCCGAAGCGCCTGCGCCGGCAGTTGACGCCTCGCCGGTCGACGAGCCAGCCCCTGTGGCCGCCGACACGGCGCCCGGCGAGGAGCACTGACCATGGCTTCGCCCAACGTTTATTTCGCAAGCATCCCGGCGAGCATCAGGAAGCCGGGGCGGTATTTCGAACTCAACACATCGCTCGCTGTGCGGAACCTGCCGGGCAACCCGCAGCGCATTCTGCTGATCGGCCAGCGGCTCGCGGCCGGGACGGTTTCGGCAGGCGTGCCGATCAACATCTACAGCGACACCGAGGCGCAGACCGCCTTCGGCGTCGGCTCGCAGCTCCAATTAATGGTCCGGCGCGCGTTGGCTGCGAATCCGTATGCGCTGCTGACGTGCTGCGCGATCGACGACGCCGCCGCGTCTATCGCGACGGTCAAGACGATCACCTTGCTGGCGCCGACGCGGGCCGGCATCGTGAGCGCCACTATCGGCGGCGTGACGGTGTCCGCCGCCGTGGCGGCAACCGATACGGCAACAACCAAGGCGACGGCGCTGGCGGCGGCCATCAATGCCGCGCCCTGGCTGCCGTTCACGGCGACGGCGGCGCTTGGCGTCATCACACTGACGGCCCGCAACAAGGGCGGCCAGGGCAACACGATCGGCATCTCGTCGGCCGACAGCAGCCTGGACACCGCGCCGGTTGTTGCCAGCGTGACCGCCGGCACCGGCGATCCATCCATCAGCGCCACGCTGACGGCGGTATTTGCCGCCGGGCACAACGTCATCGTGCTCGGCAATGCCGATGCGACCGCGCTCGCCGCGCTGAAGGCGCATTTGGACACCGTGAGCGGGCCGATGGAGCAGCGCGGCGCCATCGGCGTCTATGCGGCCAACGGCACGCTGGCCGCGTCAACGACGACAGCAGCCACCGTCAATGCCGGCCGGATGTACTGCGTGCTCGTGCCGGCGGCGCCGGAGTCCGTCTCGGACCTCGCAGCGGTCTACGGCGCCGTCATCGCGTCAGAGGAAGACCCGGCGATGCCGCTCAACACGCTGCCGCTGCCGACGATCACGGCCACGCCGCTCGCGTCGAGGCTCGGGCGGACCGAGCACGAGGTCGCGCTCTACAACGGCGTGACGCCGACCGAGACCGATCAATCGGGCGTCGTGCGCATCGTGCGGGCTATCTCGACGTACACGACGTCTGTGGCGGGCGTGGCCGATCCGGCGCTGCTCGACCTGTCGAGCATCCGGATTTACGACTATCTGCGGCTCGCGATTATTCAGCGGATGGCGCTGCGGTTTCCCCGCGCGAAGCTCTCTAGCGGTACCGACGAGCGGGTGTGGTCGGAGGCGTACGACGTGCTGCTCAAGTGCGAGGAGCTGGAGATCGTGCGCGATGTCGAGGCCAACAAGGATGGGCTGATCTGCGAGCCCGACAGCCAGGACAGCGCCCGGCTGAATCTGCGTCTGCCGATGCGGGTCGTGCCCGGGCTACACGTGATCGCAGGCGCGATCTATCTACTGCTGTAAGGGGGCCGCATGGCACTTGAAGAGTATTTGGGCGCAATCGTCATGGAGATCGATGGCAAGGAGATCGAATGCGTCAGCGTGGAAGTGACGCGCAATCTCGGTCGCAAGATGGTCAAGACAATGAACAAGACCGGCCGCCCGGCAGGTTTTGCCAAGGGCGTGGAGGACATCTCGCTCTCCGTCACGGCGGTCATCCCCGCACACGACGCGCCGGACTGGGCGTCGATCGAAGGCTCCAAGATCACGATCTATCCGCCCGTGCGCGGCGGGCAGCGCACGAGCTACCTGGACTGTTTCACCACTGAACTGGGCAGTTCGTTCAGCGTTGACAACGAGGCCCGCCAGTCAATCAAGATGGGCACGCTGCGCGAGGTGAAGGAATGAGCATCGTCCATCGCTTTGCCCTGCCGATCGGCGTCGAACATGAAGGCAGCCGGCTGCGCGACTGCGAGCTGCGCCCCGCCACGGGCGCCGACTACATCGCCGCCGCGCGCGCCGCGATTCCGGCCGACTGGACGCCGGCGTCAGCCGACGACCAGCCACCGCTCGATGCCGACACGATGCGGTACGCCGAGCTGGCGCGCTGCCTCACGTTTGTCGATCAACCGGCGCGCCGACTTTCTGGCGACGAGCTGCTCGCCTTGTATCGGGCGGACTTCGAGGTGTTGCTGGCGGCGGAGGCCGTCGTCAAGGCAAAGCTCGACGCGCTGAGCAGCAGCTAAAACCCCTTCGCCAGGCGCAGGTGCTGCTCGCCCGCGCCGGGTTCGATCCGAGCCTCGCCTTGAGCGAGTCAGCGATCGAACTGGCCTCCCTGCTCGGCGTGATTGCCGAGGCGTCCGGCGTCAAAACTGCTCGACCGCCCACCGCCACCACCACCCACGTCGCCACCCGCCGGCGCAAGAAGTCATGACCACGACCACACTCGAACTGGCCCTACTGCTGCGGCTGCGCGACGAAGTCAGCGGCGGCCTGAAGAAGGTGCGCGAGGAGGTCAGCGCCACCGGCGCCGCGACGGTCAAATCGACGGCCGCTGCGGCGGCCGCGACCCAGGCGCAGACGGCGGTCAATCGCGCAGCCGCAGCGGCCGTGATGGACCTGGCTGCCAAGGCAGCCGGCGCCGCCGTTGCAGTCGTGGCGCTCCGCCGGGCCGAAGCCGGACTCGGGCGCGACAACGGCACAGCACAGGCAGCACGCCTGATGCTCTCGTACACGAAGCAGGTTCAAGCGGCCGAGATCGCGCAGATGCGCCTGGCGCGCGCTATCGCGCAGAGCGCCAGCATCGGTGGCCGCCTGCCCCCGGGCGGCGCATTTGGCAGCTCGGCGGCAGCTGGCGGCGGACCCTTGCTGTTGGGCGGCCCGCGCGGCGGCGGTGGCATGGGCGGGCATGGCGGGGTCACGGACGTGCCGTGGCGCGACATCAGCGGGCCATTGCTGCTCGGCGGCCCGGACGTGGCGGCGAGCCTCGGGCTGTGGCGTCGGGTTCGCGCGCGGCTTGACGGGCTCGGCGAGAAGATCGCCCAGTCGGCGGCCACTGCGGGCGGCTGGCTGCGCGGTGGCTCAAGCGTCGCGGCGGGCGCAGCGGCCGCCGGCTACGTCGTGAGCAAGCCGCTAGGCGCCAGCATGGACTACAATATGCGGCTCGCGATGATGGCGAACACTGCCTTCTCGGACCGCGACACCGCCGGCCGAATCGCCGGCAAGCGCGAGCTGGACGCTGCAATCGTCGGTGCGGTGCGGCACGGCGGCGGCACACGCGATGGCGCGGCTACCGCACTGGACGCAATGCTGGCCAGCGGTGCGTTCGCGGACACCGACAAGCAAAAGAACGCGCAGTACCTGGCGCCGGTGCTGCGGACCGTCCAGCGCGCGGCGACAGCCTCGGGCGCCGATGCTGGCGATTTGGCCAACATCGGCATTCGCGGGATGCAGACCTTCAAGATCGGCGGCGGCGATGTTGGCCGCGCGCTCGACATGGCGATGGCAGCGGGCCAGTCCGGCGGCTTCGAGCTGAAGGACATGAGCAAATGGCTGCCGGCACAGATGGCCAATGCCAAGAACATTGGCATGTCCGGGCTCGGCGGATTTGCAAAGCTGGTGGCGGTCAATCAGGCAGCGGCCATCACGGCCGGCTCGCGCGACGAGGCCGGCAATAACGTCGTCAACCTGCTGGCGAAGATCAACAGCCAGGACACCGCGAAGGACGCCGCAAAGCAGGGCATCAATCTGACCGGGACGCTGGCGCGTGCGCGCGGCAAGGGCATGGACGGACTGGACGCGTTTATCGGCATCGTCGACAAGGTCGTCGGCAAGGATGCCGGCTACCAGGCCATCCAGAAGAAGCTCAAGACCGCCGGCAATGACGGCGAGAAACGCGAGCTGCTCGAATCGCAGGCCGATCTGCTGCAAGGCTCCGCAATCGGCAAAATCATCCAGGACCGGCAGGCGATGATGGCGCTGGTCGGCATCATGGGGAATCGCGACTACCTGTCGAAGGTGCAGCACGACGTCGCAAATGGCGACGGATCGATCGACAAGAATTACGCGACGATTGAGCAGGAAGCGGGCTTCAAGACAAGCCAGGCGAAGGAAGAGGCTGCGATCGCGAGCAATGTTGCATTCGAGAAGCTGGCGCCCGTTGTTGGCGGTGTCGCCGAAGGCATGACCGGCATTGCTCGCGAGTACCCGTTGATGACTGCCGCCGCCGTGGCGGCGACGACGGCGCTGACTGCCCTCGCCGCTGCCGCCGGCGCCAGCGGGGTGGTGGGTATGCTCGGTCGTGGCGGCGCTGCTGCCGCTGCCGGAGAAGCCGCCGCAGGAGTGGCCGGCGCTGTTGTGACAAAGCCCGGACTGCTGGCCGGCGCTGGCAAGGCCGTCGCTGGGCTGGCGACCAGCGCGGCGGGACTCAGCACCGCCGCAGTCGCGGGCGCCGGTCTGGCTGGCTACGGCGTCGGCTCGGTCATCAACAGCAGCATCGAAGGCACCTCGACCGCTGATGCGATCGGTGAGGCTGTTGCACGCGCGATGGCCGCCCTGGGCAGCAAGGAAGCGCGCCAGGCCGTTGATGTGATGGTGAGCATCAAGGACGGGCAATTGACTGCCGAGGTCAACAAGACAAACGACCGGGACTCGCGGCGCAGATAAGTCACCGGGCGGACATGTGTCCGCCTGATCACGGTCGCGCGCACGCGGAGACTGCGGCCCATGTCCTGGTCCAATTCTCTCCTGCCCGCGCTCTGGCGCGACCTGCCGTTCGACATCATTTCGACCGTCGATGACCGCAGCCGCGCGCTCGCTCGTCACGCGTACCCGCATGTCGACGGCATCGAGGTCGAGAGCATGGGCGCCGACGGCGCGACCATCGCGGTGCAGGCCGTCTTTTGGGGCGCCGACTACGAGCGCCGCCTGACCGAATTTCTGCGCGCCCTCGACGCCGACGGCCCGGGCGAGCTGGTCCACCCCGTGTTCGGTGCGATGACATGTGAAGTCATGCACCGGTCAGTCCAGCACAGTGCCGAGGCCCCCGATTACGCGTCGATCGCGATCCAGTGGGTCCGCGTCGAAACCGCGCCAGCCGCTCCCTTCACCGCCGCGCCGCCTGCCGCTTCCGGCGCCGCTGCCGCCGCAGCGCCGGCGCGCACCGCCGCTGCGGCGGCCGCCGTAACCGCCGTCGAAGCCACGCGTGCCGCATCCCCGCTCGCCGCGCTCAATCAGCTACGCGCAACGATGCGCGGCGCGATCACGCGGCTGCGCAGCGAGACGCTCGGCGCGGTCCGCGCGGTCACAGACGTGCTCAGCGCGCCGGCCGATTGGGCAAACGATCTGAGCGGACTGGTCGACGGCGTGCTCGACATCCAGGACGCAGTCGCCAGCGTCTCGGTCAACTGGCAGCGCGCGGGCAACCGGCTGGCGCTGCTCGACCTGTTCAGTGGCGGGAGCGACAGCGGCGCCAGCGGCGGCGCCATCAGCGCCCGCCTGCCGACCTCGGCCGAGGCGCTGACCGCTTCGCTCGCGCCAGTCCTCACGCCGACGGCGGCGCTTGCCGTCGGGCAAGTGCCGACCGAAGTAGAGGCCGCCGCTGCTGTGCAGGCCACGCTGCGCGCCACTGCCGCCACAGGCTGGGTCGCGCTTGCTGAAGAGGTTTTCGCGGCCGAGTTGACGGCGCCCACGCTCACGCCCGCAGAGATCGAACGCATCACCGCGACGACTCGCGCCCGCTGCCAGGACGCGATCACCACCGCCGCCGCGATCTACCCGCCCGACGCTGCTCGCGCCATCGGCGAGCCGCTGCGCGACGCGGCGCTCGCGGTGCAAGACGCAGCCCGCGCGGTGCTGGAGCTGCGGCCGCCGCTCATTGACCGCATCGTCCCCGCGCCATGCAATTTGCGGCTGCTCGCGCACATCTGGTACGGCGATCACGCCCGCGCCCTCGAACTCGCCCGCCTCAACGCCGCGCTGCGCACGCCAGCGCTGCTCGTCACCGGCCAATCGCTGAGGGCCTATGCGCAGTGATGAAGTCGTCCAGCTGAGCATCGGCGGCGTCGCGCACGAGCGCTGGCAGTCGTACGAGATCGACTCCGATCTGCTCACACCAGCCGACGCATGGCGCCTGAGCATGTCGCCGGGCGGTGTCGAGTTACCGGCCGCCGTCGCGCTCGGCGCGCGCGTCGAGCTGCGCGTTGGCGGCGAGATCGTGATGACCGGCATCCTCGACGAACTCGAAGACGGTGCCGAGCGTGGGAGCAACGATTTGACGCTTGCCGGCCGCGACCTGGCTGGCCAGCTCGTCGATTGCTCGGCGCGGATTTTTGCTGCGCGCCAAGTCAGCCTTGCTGAAGTCATGAAGACGGTCGTCGCGCCGTTCGGCATCGCTCGCACCCGCATCAGCGCGGTCGCGACGCGACTGCGCGAGAGGGTCAACGTCGAGCCCGGCGACACTGCGTGGCATGTGCTGCAAAACGTCGCTGAGGCGAACGGCCTCTGGCCCTGGATCGACCCCGACGGCACCCTCGTCATCGGCGGCCCCGACTACACGACCGCGCCCGTGGCCACGCTCTGCGCGCACCGCAGCGGGCGCGGCAACAACTGCACGCTGCGCCGCCGCCGCTCGCTGCACGACCGATATAGCGAGGTCACGATCCTCGGGCAGTCGCACGGCACGGAGACGGCCGAGGCGCAGCACGACATCCGCGCGACCGCCGGCGATAGCGGCGTGACGCTGTATCGGCCGCAGGTGATCGTCGATCACGAGTCCGACTCGCCCGCCGTGGCGCGCGATCGCGCCCGCAAGCTCGTCGCGGATGGCCGGCTGGCCGGCTACACGCTGATGGCCACGGTGCGTGGCCACCGCATCGATGCGCCCGGCGAGCCGGGTCACGGCGCGCTCTGGATGCCGGGGCAACGCGTCAACGTGGTCAGCAACGTGCTCGGCATCGACGCCGTGCATTTCATCCTCGGCCGCAAGTTCGTGCAGTCGCGCAGCGGCGGCACACAGACGGTGCTGACGATCAAGGAAGACGGCGTCTGGACGCTCGACGCACACCCCCACAAGCGCAAGCACCGTCGCGGGAAAAACGCCGCGACCGGCGAAATCATCGACCTGCAATGAGTGACGCCAAGACCATCGACCGCCGCATCGCCGCCGCGATCGCTCGCGTGCGCGGGGCATTCCGGGCGCGCATTAAGCTAGTCACCGCCGGCGCCGGCGCGCAGCTCGTACAGCTCGACGGCGTCGCGAGCGAAGGGCTAGACGCCGTCGAGCTGATGCAGCAATACGGCGTTACGTCATCGCCGCCCGCCGCGACGATGGCCCTGGTTGTGCCTGTCGGCGGCCGCACGGCACATTCGGTTGTGATCGCAACCGAGCACGGCGAATTCCGACTGCGCGTTGCGCCCGGTGAAGTCGCGGTCTATGACGACCTCGGCCAGAGCGTGCATTTGACGCGCGCCGGCATCGTGATGCGTGGCGCCGGGCTGCCGGTCACGATCACCGGCACGCCCGAGATCATCTGCGACACCCCGCTGCTGACCGCGACTGGCGAGATCCACGCGGCCGGCCGCATCGTCACCGATGCTGACCTGGTCGCGGCCGGCAATGCGCTGGTGGCCGGCGACATCGTCGACCAGTCGGGCGAAGGTGGCCGCGCGGGCGGCTCGGTCCGCGAGCTGCGGGAAGCTCAT